TTCTCCTTCTTTTGGTTCTACGTGTACGTCAGTCAAATGTATTGGCTCTGAGTCCTCTACAGGTTTCTCGTACACACTGTCTTCTTCTGCTGATTCTTCTGCAGCTTTCTCTGCTGCAAGTTCTTCTTGCTGTGCTTTGTACTCGTCTTGTGCGTCATCTGAGTACACAACTTCATCAAACTCAGGAGACTTCTCGGTCTTGGTGGTTTGTAAACCTGTACCTACACAAGCAGTACATGGTATTGCCATGATAGGTTTCTTTTCCTTAGTCCTCTTGTCTCCATAACGTATGATGCTTTCGTGATACAGATTGCCAAAACCTTTACACTCAGCACAATATTTTTTCTTACCGGGCATGTTACGCTCCTTTCCATTGGGTAGGTAGTTTGTAATCAGCGTTGGCTTTTACCCATCTGCCAACACGTCTCTCTCTTTTGCCCTCTCTGTCTACAATCTTGTAGTGCAGGGGAGCAGTGTAGGTTGTACCCTCGTGACCATTGACGCCAACACGAATCACTGCATACGATATCTCGTTGTCAGGATGTGGGTTGTCCATAGTACGCACAGGCACACCTCTTGCCTCTGTCACAACTGCATACATCAATGCGTTTGTATCCTCAGCTACATGCTTTACAAAGTCTGCCCAGATTTCTGTATTCTCTGGCAACACTGCAAGCACAGGGTAGGGGACCACATCAAATGCGTTCTTGTCCACACCGAATCTCTCAAGCACATTGAAGAACTTGTCCTCATGGTCTTGCAACTCGGGTGGCAACTTGCTACGGTCTGCAAGTGACATCATGACTGATGACACCTGACCTGTGTGATAGGTTTGTTGGTCAATGAGTAACTGCAATGAAGATACCATTGCGTCACTCACATCCATTAGTTTTTGTTTGTCCATAGTTATCCTTTGAAAAACGACAACACGTTAACGATGTCGGTAGTTGATAAGTATTCTGTCTCAGTCACCTCAACTGCAAGGTCTGCAGGCAGAGGGTGCTTGCCATTGTTGTGCCCAATGTATAAGGTTGCAAACCTCACACCTTGACGTAGCCAATCTTCTGATTGTCTCCTGCAACAACCAACAGGGTCATCAGCCTCGCACACATTAGGTGCACCATCTGTAATCACAAGTACCTTTGAACTCTCCAAGTCTACAATCTTGGAAAGCTTTTTCATTGCACTACACAATGGTGTAGCCGCCTGCTTTACACTTGGCACAGTACCTTTGGTAATCGGAATTAAGACACTGTGGTGCCCAAGTTCATCACGATAATGACGTGAAGCAGTAAAGCCATAAGCTTTGGTGTCAGGGAACCTTGCTTGCACTGCAGACACAACGTTCATTGCTCCGTGCATTCGGCTCCACTTGTATGCATGACTGCCCATTGACGCTGACATATCAACAAGCACAACCATTTCGGTTGCAGTTTGTGGGTACTTGTGGAACACACGAGAGTCACCAAGCAGTGGCAATCGCCATGCTCTACGTGAAACTCTGTGACCTGAGTGACCCAATGTGTTTGCACCTCTGTCCAATGCACCTTCCAACTCAAGTGACTGAATCGGAATTGTTGGTGTAAATGGCACAGTATCTCCTGTGTCAAGCAGTACTGCAGTGCATTTCTCTGACTTCATAGCCTTCTTAGCTTGGCTAAGTTTTTCTTGGTTCTTGAGGTTGTCCTCGACCAGACTCTCAAAGTTATCGGGTGGTTCGCCAATGCCTGCAGTAGCACGCTCAGTCTGAGTTGACTGTTTCGTGTCATCCACAACAGATTGCTTGACTTCCTCGATAACCTCATCAACCACATCATCAATGTCTTCAACAGTCTTGTCCTCAACAAGGTCACCATTCTTAACCACCACGCCATTGTTGTCCTGTGCCAGAGTTGCCTTTGTAGTAACTTTACCTGCAGGTTGGTCATCAAGCTTACCCTGCTCGTGTAGTTGAAACTCAACTGCCATGTCCAATGCACCAAGCAATGTTGCAGTAGCGTTGGTTGTTTCTCGCAAGCTAGCAATCAACTCTTTGTGACGTCTGCACAAAGACTCAATCACAGGGTCTCGTATCTCACGCAGGGTGCACATTCCGTACAAATATTTACGGAACCAACCCCATGTCAAGTCATACTTTTTACTCTCGCCTTTCTGTGTAGCAAGCGTCAAGCTGAATACGCTACGTGTGCCAGCACGCAATGCTTCTTGACTCTCAATTTCTTTGAGGTGTTCTTTCCAAATCTTGGGTCTGTTGAAATGCAGACTCGCAAGCTTGGCACACCTTCTGTTGTCCAAGATGTTGAAGATGGTGTCAAAAGCAGTCACGTTGTAACCTGAATTAGCTACGGGATTACGTTTGGACATAATCTCCCTTAGCTTTTTGACAACACGTTGTGCAACTTCTTTGGGATGAAACTTTACCTGAGCAATAGTCAGCAGGTTTGCATTGAATGGTTGCCTACCTGCAGGCTTTGACACACGCCAACCATCGCCATACCAACTCTCAACTCTTGAGTCGTAAGTCTGACCTGAGTGGTTTGTATCAATCTCAAGTGTACTATCCAAACCTGCTTGGTGTTGCAAGAAGTTTAGATGGTCCTTGGTCTCGTCCTTTGGTTTTCTGTGTATTTTCATGTAGCTCCTAGCTTGTAAAGTGTGCAGTTGCTGATGTCATCACAACTGATTGATAGTCAGGTTGTACCTTGTCTCTTAGGTTGATACGTATTGCATCAACTGCATCAAAGCCACGACCAACTAGCTTTGCCAAGTACATAAGGTCACGTGTCGATACGTAAGTAACAGGCTCGTTCCTCATGTCATTCGCCCAATTCATGAACGCTTTTGCATACTGCTCGTCACCACCAAGTATGTCTTCTAGTGCAGTCTTCTCGTCACACAATGGTTCTGTAATGAACTTGTAAATCATCATCCTAGACTTGAGAGCCTCGTCAAGATTCACAACATTGTATCCTGCTGATGGTGGGTTTGCAGTGGCTAGTAGCTGAAAGTCCTTGTGAACTTTAATCTTCTCGCCATTCTTTTCTGTCAGGGTAAGTATTCTTGTTTCATCGGTAACACCCATGATTCTACCGATGTGTTGTTGGTTAAGTCGTGTAATCTCGTCCATCAATAGGAACGAGCCTTCACGTGCTGCACGTGTGAGTGGACCATCAGACCATGACATAGTAGGTCTGCCTTCATCATCTGCGATTGCTTGGTATCCACCAACAACGTCAATGATGTCCAATCCCGGATGGCAACCAACGTACTCTGCATTTCTGCCAGACTGTTTGATTACCTCGTGCATAACTTGCGTCTTACCACAACCTGCACTACCTAGTAGTACCACAGGGAATGGTGAAACATTTTTGATATCCTCAATCAGGTCAAGACCTGCTTGGGTAAATCTTGGTTTATGAGTTCGGTCACGAACTGTTTTTAGTTGCATGTGTGCCATGTTTTCTCCTTACTTAAGCACTCTTTTTCTTACGTCTTCTGCATAAAGCATGAGGTGCTTGTATTCACGTGACCTCATGAGCTTTGTTCTTTGCGTAGACTCTAGTGTTTCGATAGCATAGATAAGCTTTTGTGCTCTCATTGCTAGCTCTTGCAATCGTTCTCCGATTGTTACTTGCATGATGTTCTCCTTTCTTTGAACAAGTTTAGCATAATGTGCACAAGTTACACAAGATACTCGTCAGATGATTCTGACTTCTGTTCTGCAACTGGTTGAGTCGCAGGCTCAGCTTTAGCTTTAGCTTTGGGTTTCTTAGGTGCAGGCTGTGCTGCAGGCTTAGTGTAACCCATAGGCTTGTTGTAGTTGTCTTGCAAAATCTTGTTTGCATCCAACTCGTTGTTTGCACAAACTTGTTTAAGTTCGTACCAAGATGTCGTGCTAGGTAACTCCATACCTAATCCGTTAAGGTAGTTGATTACAACTGCCCTCTTCTCTTGTTTCTTAACCGATAGCCACATTGTTTCTCCTTTCTGCTACTTGGTTATTTAATTTATTTATTCATATAAATATGAATAAATTAAATAAGCGATACGATGTGTACGTATCATGACTCATTCGAAGATTTCATTTAAATCTATCTCGTATAGTTCTTCTACGTATTGCAAAAATTTATCTTCGCCTAACTGAATTAACTTATCCCTCATTTCGGCAATTATTAAATCTTTCTGTTCGCCAGCCAAATAACTCATTCTTGCTCCTCTTTCCAAGCTACTGCGTTTTCGTATTCTGCATCTATCTCGTCATCTGACCATTGCCACAATGGTTTCTCTCCTGTATGCAATCCTCTTATCTCGTCAATTACATCTCCATAATCGTTGTATACCCAACCTTCTTCCCACATCTCAAGTATTGTTTCGTACTTGTCCGTTCGTATTTTTTCGTCCACGTTGTTCTCCTTTCGTTAGTTTCGTGGTAAATAGTGAGCAGTTTAGGGTCATGCTCAGGACTCCCAAGGAGGTTAGACGCTTACGTAAGGTGTTCCCACCTGCTGTAAGCATCGTTAGATATCGTGTCCTTGTCTAGCTGAGCAACCTCTTCGGGTGTCATCTGTTCGTCATCATCGTAGATGTCACTAGCCACAATCTTCCCATTCTGCATGGTAGGGTCAAAGTCATTTGCAAACTCTACGATATCTTTGACCCCACCAGTGTAGGGAGCAATGTCTGCGTTGGATAAAGTCCAAGCTAGCTCCATGGTTTTGTACTCGACATTCCTGACTACGCTTAGTAAGTCAATAGCCTCTTGTAGTCGTGCCATCATGTCAACATATTGTTCGTTGGTTAAGTAGACATTGGTTTTTTTGATGTCCATAAGTTCTCCTTTGGTATTATTAATATTCATTATTCATTATCATAGATAATGAATATTAATAAGCGACATGATACGAAATGTGAATGTGTGACACATCGTGAACATGATACGCATTACTTGTTACATTCATGTATGTATTTTAGCAGATGTTGTACATCTTCGCAACAATGTGTACATGTTTGCGAGCTGTCTGTTAGGTTGGGGGGTCAAGGGGTCATCACTTTATGCGAGAGAGGTTTGCGTTGTAATCATTGCGTTGCAGGTCGGGGCTCCCGAACGCATATTTCGAATACCCGTAAACGCCCGTACATACCAACCCTCCAATCAAAAAAAATCCCCCTGCGTTTTATCGCAGAGGGAGATTTTTAGGCAAGACTAGGTTGTGGAACTAAATCCACAACCCATTGCGTGACGCTGTCTCGCAAATGTCTGTATAATAATCAACCATTAGGTTGCTTATATCCAGACCTTCGTCTTGCATATCTTTGATTGCGTCAACCATCGCATTGAACTCCATCTTAGCGTTGTTGATTTGCTGAGAGACTGTCTCCAGAATCTCAGCTTCTACTCTGTGTAGCTTAGGCATTTGCAACCCCCATGTTCCAATGGTTGTTCCAAGTTGAGCAGTCACCATTCTTAGCTGTGTGCATGTTCGCACCATTTTCGGTTTGGAACTTAGCGTTGCAGTTAGAGCAACCAAACTTGTGTGAGCGTTTTTTGTGGGTAGCCCATTTGCTCTTGGCAAGCTTGACGACTTTCTTGTTGAGCACTGGTGGTGGTGTCACCAGTTCTGTTGCGTTAAGAATTTTATTCGGATTGAAAAATTTAGTGAACAAATCCTCCATGTCCTTAACCGTCAACGGTCTGTTAGTATCTTTCTTAGCCATGTGTACCTCCTTGTGGTAAGGCTAGTTTTTTTTGATACGCAACATAAGAGCACGCCCCCGGTGTGCTAAAGTGAAGTAGCAAATAAATAACTAGATACGCCTTACAACAAGGTCACTTGGCTAGCAGATGCTAACGCCTTGATGTTAGGCAGGAGGTTTGTTAAATTTTGCGAGATGAAAGCAACAGATGACCCAACGCCAAGGTGACAACGAAAGGTCTGCTTGCTTGAGCAAATACCCACAACAACGCACCCAAGCTGTTGCACTGCACGCAAGTTCATCGAAAGGTGTACATGTTCACGTAGATGTGACTGCCTTGGAAGAGCAATCAACAACGGGTGCAACGCCGGCGAGCAGAGCTAGACTGAGACTGGACGGTCGACACAGCAATCAACGGTTAGCTTTGGAGTTGCTTGCGTAGACGTGCTTGTACAGCTAGGGGGCTATGCTAGCGTTAGTAGAGCTTTACAAGTGACGTAGTGCAACTCCATACGACAGCTAAAGCTTTACGTAGCTCGCCGTAGGGCGTTGTAGGGTATTCGTATATGTTATGG